GTTTAACGAACTGCTTACCCGCACTCTTTCCAGCTCGCTTTGCTCGTGTTGTCGCAGCATATTCTGAAGGTGAAAGCGACTTAATTGCCGCTTCCGGGAGGTATCGCTCGCCAGTTTTGCTAGACGGCTTACCACTTTTTGTCCGCCATTTCTGGTCTCCCCAATTCTTCAGGCTTTGCTGCGGGGCTTTCAATCTCGGTAGCCCCCACCTGCTGCTTTATACTTCTTAGCTACAAGTTGTGCTTTCCTCGCGGACCATTGCCCTGCGCCTGTGCCATGAGTGGCAGCAGCCTTAACCTGAGCGACAATACGTTTACGAAGTTCAGGTTTGGTGTAATTACCCGCTGCGTTTACCTTGCCACCTTCGGCATACTGATCGAAATCAGTATCATCCCGCCTTGCTTTACGCTTGGCAGTGGGCATTTTAGAGGGGGCTATTGCCCCCATGCCGCGAGACGCCATCATCTCAGCAGCTCCCACCCTTCATATAACCGCCTTTTTTCATAGCAGGCATCTTGCCGCCGCCAGCCATCTTGATCTGTTTGCCTTTGGTTTTACCCTTCATAGCAACGCCATCTTTGCTAGGAGCAGCGGTACGAACAGCACCCATTTTGCTTGCGGCTACGCCGCCAGAAGACATCTTTTTCATCGTAAATTCCTTACCAACGGATTGAGGGACACCTACTTTTTTCGCAAACTTTGGGCTGTGCGCCACTGCTTGCATGAACTTCTCTTGCTTTGCGCTAACTGCTGGCATTACTGTTTCCCTTTAGCAAGCGCATCAATCTTTGCTTCAAGCCTTTCAAAGCCTGTATCAAAGCGTTCCATGATTCTTTCAAGGTCTGCACGAACTTCTGCGCGAGTAATGTGGTCACGGGCAATCTCCTCCCGCGTACGGTTTAGCAAGATCTGAATCCGCTTTTGCTCATCAGACGCCTGCTTCAACATAAACATCACCAAACCCACAAAGAACGACGTGATTAAATTCCAAACTAGCGTACCCGTTTCCATTTAGCACTTCCATGCTCTCAAACTTTTATTGATACGGCTATTAGGATCGTTGGCTGTTTTGGCGCTTGTCAGCTTCTTTTTCATCCCTTTCATCCGGGCGCAAAAAGAATCCCGACGTGAGCCACCTTCGGGTTGTGGAGGTTTCAACCCAGGCTTGCCGGGATTTGCAGCATTGTAAGAGGCACGACCCTTGGCGTTCAGTCCGCCTTTAGGGTTCTTGCCTTCCTTACGCTGCCAAGCAGGAGACTTAGCCATAGAACACCGTGACTTTAGCGTTAGATAGCGTTGCATATGCACTGGTATAACAGCGCACACCTTCTGCTGGGATGATGACGTTGAAAGTTTCTCCGCCAGCGATTGTGTTGATTGTGAATAGTGTCGTACCGCTCGTGCCACCATCCTTAATAATCACACTACCAGCAGATCCACCCGGCTCAACAACCAACCCGCGAACACGGGTTGGGAGCGTACTAATATCCCCAGAAGCGGCTAACGATATAGCCTTTACGTCCGTTTGCATCATGGTGATGCTCCTTCATTAGACGTTTTGCTGACCGAGGTAAGGATCAGTGACGTAATAAGTAATAACCCCGGCCACAGTTCCCGAAGCCGAAGTGTTGTCTGTCACAGTCACATAAGACATTTCTGTCAGTGCTGCACCCGTTACAACTGAACCAATCGACGTGGTTCCTACAGCCGATACGTCTAAAGCTGAAGCAAAAAAGTTGTTATCTGCGGTACCAGAAGTGTACCCAGTTGCGCCAATATCGCACGTACCTGCACCTGCATCAGTTACCGAAATTGAAACAATAACGGCACCGGCAGGGAGAATAAGCGGTTTAGTGTTAGTCGAAGAAATAGCTACGTTAGTACCAGCCGTGGCAGGGGAGGCATCAGCAATATAAAACTGTGCTGCCATAAGGCCAGAACCACAATAAGCGGTGCGTGTTTGATCGCCGCCGCCAGAACGCCAAATGGCTTGGGTCGTTGAAACTGCCATGATAATTCCTTATGCACAAGTCGCTTGCTAATCGGTGCATCGTCTGCTGGGTCAGTTTAGCAAGCTGGTTTCCCAGATAACTAGTTTGTATCAGTTTGTTGGAGTGGTGTCAATAAGTCGATTGTATTTAGCTAAGTTATCTTTTTGAGTAAGAACTTGAAGGTTCCAAGGTACATGCAGGCCACACACGCTTTCGCCGTGTAAAGGAATAATGTGGTCCACTGCATAGCGTTCCCCAGTAGTACGACTTAATTCAATAGCAAGACGATACTTAAGACGAATCTCCATTTTATGAGTGTCCGTTAGCCATTTAGGTGTGGCGTCCCTGAATCTACGCCGCCGCAGGCTAGTCATTTCTTTATACATATCAGGGTTGTTTACTTTATGAGTCTTTTTATATCGGCGTTTATCGTCATCTGGTCTTGCCTGTGCCCGCGCAATGACATTTTCTTTGTTAGCTTCGTAATACTTGCGCTTAGCTTGCTGCCCCGCCTCTGATTTGTTGTACTCACGGAAATAATCAGCCCTCGTCACATTGGCTTTCTCCCATTCAACTTTTAAACACTCAACACAAGCACCTTTGGTTTTGCGTGGGGCTACATGTCCGTGCTTGCAGGGTTCCCCCGTGAAGTAATACTTAGCGCCTGTTGCTTTAGCTTCTTGGCGGGTTTTGGGTAGGTTTGTGGTATCCATTTTATCTCCTTAGTTACGATACAGAGAATAATATCATGGATAAACCAAAAAGAAAAGCCGCCTTGCGGCGGCTCTTCCAAATCAAGATAACTACTTGATTTTATTAGGCTCCTTGGGAGCCATAGATACCTAACGGATCCGAGACTCCGAATGAATAACGCTCTCTTGCTTTGTAGCGAACGTTTCCGGTGTCGAAATCGCCATCCATTGAATTTTGTAACGGTGTCCGTACAAAATGCTTCAAACCGTTAGGAACATCAGTGGTCAGGAACCATGCGTTCGTGTCGGTCAAGAAGTGGTTAACGGTGTAACCTTCAGGGATCGAGCCGTTGTTCTTCAACGCGTTGATGTCATTGTCGTTGGTACCAACACGCAACTCGGTTTCGAGCAGACGGGTTGCAACGAACATCAAAGCAGGGGGAACAATCAACTTACGGGGCTTAGCAGCGATGAGCAAACTACGTTCATCGGTCCATGCTGCGATCTGAATCACAGCGTTTTCCAACGACGTTTCGTTCAAGTCCACGCCCGTTGCGGTCGTGTTGCTGTTAGTACCGCCAGACACCAGAGGATGAGCCGTCGAGAACAGGGTCTGACCATCACCATAGGTGTAGGTCGAATTCCAACCGTTGTTCAACACAGCAGCAGCTTTAACCTGCTTGGTGTAAGCCATAGCGCGAGCAAGTGCCTTGGTGTAACGAGCAGACAAGCTGTCGTACAGGTTATCTTCAATCGCTTCTTCAGTGATCGAAAACCCAAGTGCAATGGTCTCGTGCGTATAGCGTGCGGTCCAAGCTTCCTGCGCATTGTCATAAGCAATCGCAGCGCCTTCGTTCTTCACCGGAGCGGCGGAGAAGCCAGACAGCTTGGTTTCCTCTTCAAACGAACGCTCAGAGGTCTCGGTTTCGTAGATCTCTTTGTGCTCTTCGCCATACTTCGCATACTCCAAACCGAACAGTGCGTTCAAGCCGGGGAGAAGCTCTTTCAATAGTTGTGCGCGTGAAATAGCCATTTCTTACTCCCTATTACAGTCCGGTTGGGTTGTAGTAAGCATGACCACCAAGGAAGGTAGAACCGCTAATGTTCGGCATATTGAACTTAACGATAGCTTCCGGGTAGTAAACAGTGCCACTAGAGGTAAACGCCGTATCCGGCACCAAGTCAACAATACGCAAGGGCAACGAAGCCGTTACGTCAGCGGAACTCAACAGGATAGCCTGCTGCGAATCGCCGGTTGTGGTGTTGAGGGTGTTAGCCACCAAAGCCACGTTGTTGTTTACGTTGGTGTAGGTAAGGCCCGTGGATGTCGAAACAACCGTGGTGCCAGTCACTACGGCAACTTGGAACAACTGATCAGGATCTTCGCAGACATAAGCGTAGATAAAGGTGTTTGCCTTTACCGAAGTGCCGCTTGTCCACGATTGCGACCATGTGGGTTGTCCGGTTACGGATGAAACAAACTGACAGCCTAGAAAGACGCCAGCAAAGCCTGTTGCAGGGGCAGCGGTCGTGGAGGTCGAAACTGCAATAGTGCCATCGTTAACAAAGATAACGGGGTCACCGAAACCAATGCTAGCAGCACCAGATGCAATACGACGCTGACGAGTTGCTCCGGCAAAGACCTGACCGCCAATCAGATTGATTGGTTTCAAGCCATAAGGCTTGTCGATAGTCGGGTAAGCCATTTGGATTTACTCCTACGATTGTTGATTACCGCGTCCGAATGTCACCGAGGATTTACGCTCAGAAAACAGCGGCATCCTTGGATCGTTCTCGCGCATGAATGAGTTATCGACAGAACGCATTTGGGCTTCGGACTGCGCTTGATAGTACGCATTACGTTGCTCAACGAGTTCTACCGGGGTTTTGCAAAGCATCAAACCACCCACAACAATGTTGTCTTTATAACGAGCGTTGTCATTATCAAGATAACCAGAGATTTCAGGATGATCTTCAGCCTTTACAGGCTCCCAGCCTTCACGAAGTTTGGTAGACACATTACGTGGGTCAGATTGACCCATCATAGAAACACGAACCCACCGATACTTGTATCCCGGTTCAGGTGCAGGGTCAGGCAGCAACGTGGGAGGTGCCCAAGTGCGAGGACGCTCTTGCTTTTCACGGGTGTTTGCTTCACGGTTTGTACGATTCTCAGCCATTTTGTGTCATTCCTTCCGCCACTTTACGGGCGTACAGTTCAAGAGGGATTTTCAACTTCTTAGCAAGTGCCACCTGAGTCTGTGTCAGCGTGATTTTTTTGGGCGCAACGCTGCGAGATGCCGGTGCTACAACATTACTGCTCGTCCGTTTGGGTTTTTCCTCTTTCTGTGCGTCCTCAAAGTTTTCGGGAAATTTCTCACGAACACGAGAATTAACGCGTTCGTAATAGTCGTCCGAAGTTGGATCAACCCCATTTTTGACCAATTTTTCATGCAGCCCCAGAGCAAAGCTGGTCATTTCCTCATCAACCCCAAACCACTGATTATCTTTACGCCATGCAAGCGCTTTGGGGTCTGGTTGAGGCTCTGGAGCGAGTTGTGGCTGTATGTTTACAGGATTTTGTCGCGTTTGTAAAGTTTGCGGTTTGAATGTATTAAGCCGGTCAAGCTTTAACTTTGCTGTTGTTAATGCTTCTTGAGCAACTAAAATCTGATCGGCATCAAAAGACTCATAGGCTTCTTTATATTTTTTACGCGCTTGTTCTAATTCAAGCTCCGCCGTATTTTTAGCGGCTTTAACTAAAACATCCGTGTTCTGCCCAAGATTTTGCCGTAGCTTAGCGTTCTCATCGATAACTTGTTGAGCAAACCTTAAAGCTTCTTCCCGCTCTCGCAGCGCAGCTTCTTTAGCACGTCGTTCATCGTGGTACCCGTGGGTGATCTTTTTGATCCGCTTTTGCACGCTTTCGTCGTATTTAGCAAGATCATCGTCGGATACTTCGTTAACAGGTTCTTCTAAAGGTTTGCGCCCTTTATCTTCAGGAGGTGTGTCATCAACGACTTCAATCTCAATGTCGGTTTCTTCCTTAGCCTTTACCTCTTTTTTAGGCTCATCCTGTACTTCATCAGGAAACTTAAACTCTGCTTTATCCATGGTTCACCTCATCCTGCACGTCGAATGCCGCGTGGATCTTCCACAACAGCTTCAACGGAATCATCGTTAATCAAGCGAAACTCCCGATCATGAATCATGATGCGGGTACCTGTGTTGGCCCTAACTAAGATGAAATCGCCTTCCTTACACCACGGCCCTGTGGGGAACCTAGAAGGATCGGCATAAGCAAGCTCACCTAACTTCACCACAAACAGCACATTGGTCAACAACTCCTCGTGCTTGATGGTGACATCTGCTTTAACAATCCCGCTGTCAAACTTTTCTTCGTAGTTAGGAATCGTGCACAGAATCTTGTAGCCTCTCGGCATCGGCAATTGTTTTGCCTTCTGTTGCACGTCCTCGATAACAGCTTGTGCTGTATCAATCATTTTCAAATTCCTCATAACGTTGCACAAGGTCTTGTACCTCCATCTTTGCGCGTCGCAGACCCTGGATTACGCCGCACAAATGCTTATATTCCGCAAAATCTTTACACCCACCATCAATCATGGAATCACTCACTTCTCGCTCACGCTCTTTGAGCTTATTAAATAAATGGTCGAGCATCTGCCGCTCATAAGTCATCATCTACCCCGCTTCATCTGTGACTTCATCAAGTCAGCCTGTATCTTGCGTTCGTTCTGTTGGTTCTGATTCTGAAGCTTGATACCTTCTTTCTGCGCATCGACGGCTATGCGCTGCTGCTCAACTTGAAGTCTTTGCGCTGCAATCTGTGCATCAATAGCGTCTTTCTGTGCCTTGCGCTGCTGCTCCATACCCTTGATCTGCAACTCCTGCTGCTGCATCTGAACAAGTGGGTCTGCTGCCATCTGCTGTGCTTGTTGCTGTGCAGCTTGTGCTTGATGGATCTGCAACACTTGCTGGGCTGCTTCTGCTACGTACTTAGCCATAGCCAACTCTTCGGCTTCAGAGATCTTCTGCTCAGGTCCGGGTAACGGTGCACCCACACGCTGTTCAACTTCCTGACGATAGGCATAACCCAAGTGCTCAGCGACGTGCGCCATCATAGAAGACTGAATCTGTTGCGCCAACGGGTTCTGCCCAATCGTCCCCATGATCTTGGGATCTTGTAAGAACGTCATATGGGTTGTGATGTGCGCTTGGTGGTCCTGATAAATAAAGGCTTTAAGCGGCGTACCCTTTAAGACATTCATGTTCTCAGTCACAGGATCTTTGGGTGTCTGATCGTCTGGCAGGGGAACAAGTTTGTCTGCGTTGGGGATACCAAGCACATCAAGCATCTGTCTATGTAGGCGAGGCAGATCATATAACTGCGGTGCGCCCTGTGCTAACTGCAACGCTGCCTGATACTGCACAACCCGCTGAGCCATCGTCGAGGCGTTGGGGTCAGACACCGGAATTACTTCAACAATGTCATAGTCCTCGGCCTTAACCTGCGGGGTGCCATCTTGCGGAACGTAACTGTAATCAGGCGATGTGTAATCACGGATGATCTCTTTGAGGAGCTTGAACTCCTCTTTCATCGCCGCATGAATGCGAGCCTGCACAGCCCCCATCGTTTTTAACTGCCGCTCAAGCAGTGCCAGCGTCGTACCCACCGGAGCCTGACTCGACATATCGCTGATCTTCATATCAGCCATACCACTTAAACGTCGCGCCTCTTCGGTGATCTGGTTAAGCAGAGCTAATAAGACTTGGCTGGGTTCTTTATAAGGCAGCGGCAGGATGTTGTCCCTGATTGCACCCCCCGGCACATCCACATCACGCCATTCACCCGGAGCAATCGGTGTGTCGTCACCCTTGATACGCAACCCTCTGGATTTCAACCCACCGGGAAGATTCGATAGCGACCCTGCATCCACAAGCTGACGGATCAGCATCGTGCCTGCTGTGGCGTAGCCACCAATAATATGAATCAACCCAAAGCCGTAAGCACCAAAGCCAGGGATGTATATATAGTGTACGAAGTGCTGACGAGCACGTTTCTGAGGATCATCCTCGCGGTAGTTGCGTCGAATAGCGAGAACTTTGTTAGTGCCTTTATCAATCGTAATGACGTACGGTACCGGTAACTCCTCCTCATACCCCGGCAAGTCATACTCGATGTGCACTTCACAGATCTGATACCGCTCATCTTTTGTCGGCTGCTGACCTTCTTTCTGCGCCTTAGCTTTCTCAATATCTGTCTGTGATGGATCAGGCTCACCTAACTCCACATCACGATAAAACCCGCTAGCCTGTAACCGCTTGATGTCATTCTTGGTCTTACGCATCATGTGCGTCAGACGATCCGTGCGCCGAATGTTAGTCACCCCATAAGGTAGGATCACATCTTCAGCAGGTACATAGAATGAGACTTGCCGCTCTAATGAGGGGTCGTAGTAAACCTTTTTAAATGACGAACCCGCCAGCGCCACACCCCACAACGCCCGTTCATGCTCGGAGCGATACTCAGGCATCTTGTCTGTAAGCTGGTAGTTCATGTCTGCCTGCACACGCTTGGCAGCTTCTTCTACCTTGGGGTTCCACGCACCGATAATATTGGTCTTAACAGGCCCAGCCGCAGGGAAAGTCTCCATAATGGATTCGCTTTGGAAGCGAATCGCTGATTCAGTAAGTAATGTGGAGAACACACCACAGGCACCATCCCAAGGCTCAGTCACCTCGTCATAGCGCAGGCCCAGTACATCCAAACCTTTGACGTAGGTATCAACCCAATCTTTGCGTGAGTTGATGTCAGCCTCGATCAACTCCATAATGTCCGAAGCAATCTTCTGCAACTCAGCTTCTTGCATAAACTCTGCAAGGTTGGCGTCAAACGTATCTTCTGTGGGTTCTTCAGGCGTTAGTTCGATCTCCACCCCACCAATACCCACACTAACACTTTCAGGGTCTTCGATTTCAATCTCAATGGGCGCTTCTTGCTGCGCAAGCATCTCGATGCCTTGGGGCATTTCATATAGTGGTTTGCTGATTGCCATGATCTGTCCTAACTTAAGTAGTAGCCGCGTTTTTGTCCACGAAACCCACGGAAGTATCGTATATCATCTGGTTCATCGCTGGGTAGTGATATAAAACCGCCTTGTCGGAAGCGCAGTAGCGCTTGTGTCGCTGTATCCACGTAGTCATCATGTTCGCCAACAGGAAATGCTGCAATCTCCTCGATGACTTCCCGCGCCCAGCGCGTATCAGGTGCCCAAACTTTACCGCTGGCAAACATATCAGCAACTGCATTCACGCGCACCATCTTGTCGTTACCCCTGGATGGACTAAATTCCTGAATAGGAACGCCTACCCGTCGCAACTCCTGAATAAGTGGCGCCCCTGCCGCCTTTTTCTCGATCACCACCGCGTCAGGCTCATACTCCTTGTACATAGTCAGCGCCCGTTCCTTCAATTCAGGGAAATTCATTCTTGCTTTGAACGCATCAAGCAAAATAATATTGGGCGAACCGCCGTCCTCGTCGTTGTACCAGACTCCCCACGTCGTGCAAGCGGTGTAGTCAGAGGTTGTTTTCGTTTCGTGCGCCGTATCCCAAGACTGAATAATATATTCGCAGCGTGGAGGGTCTTCGTACTCCCATAATTTCCACATATTGCGTTGAATAACCGCCGCAGCATCGCTCGTAGGCTGCTGCATATACTGCGCCTGCCAATATCGCGGGTCCATACCCGCTTTTTTAGATTTTAATTGGTCAATCGGCCATTGTTCGGGCCATAATGATTTTTCATTAGCTTCATTTTCATTAAGTATGGCAGGTAATTCAACTATTTCCCACGTATCTGATTCTGGATTTTTAGTTTGATAATCAATTAATCGCCCGGTTAAATCAATTAAACTCCATCGGGTCATAATAACGATAATAGCTCCCCCTGGCATTAAGCGCTGGAGTGGGCCTGTCTGAAACCATGACCACGCCTGATCAAAAGTCAGCCGTGAATTCGCTTTTATGTCCTGTTCAGAATGAGGGTCGTCAATAACAAACAGATCAGCACCACGCCCAGCCAGAGCGCCGCCAACGCCAACAGCATAATATTGACCTCCAGCTCCGGTAGACCATTTTCCGGCAGCTTTTTGGTCTTCTGCGAGGACCGTTT